TGAGAGCCTTATCTTCTTTAACGTCCGGATGGCCAGCCATACCGCCGCGCTTCATACCGCCGACGTGCTTCTTGCCTTCGCGCTCTTCATTCGCCTCTTTTGCGTTGCGATTGATGAGCGAATTTGCTGAGAGTGCTGCTCCACCAGACTTACGCGCTTTGCGACCAGCGTGATGTGCTGCCTTAGCACCTTCCATGTGTGCTACTTTTCCACCGCGCTTGAATTGGCGAGGAGAAATCGGGCGCATGCCCGTCTTTACTCCAGGCTCCATAGCCTCGGGTGGTGACCAAGAAGAAGCGTCTACTTTCTGTGTGGGGTCGCCTTTAGCCAGCCTGCTGGCTTTATCGGCGGCGCTTTTGCGCATCCCCTTGCGGTTGTCGTGCATGATAAACTCCGGAGGTTAAACGGGCGTCCCCGTAGGGAAGATTACAACATGCCGAGCGATCGGCGTCTATTCTACTCGACCACCTTGGAAGTATTTCTTTAACTTCTTGCCTTTAATCGCTTCGATCATCTTTGGAGTAAGATTAATCTCGACGCGGTCGCGACGGTCAAAGAACTGCATAAGGGTCTCTTGGTGACCAGCTAGTTCCTCACGCATCTCGTCTTTAGTGATCTCTGCTTGTTCTGCCCAATCATCGCCGTGAAACGTTTTAAGAGCGTCTATCTCGCCTTGATCAGGATACTTTTGTATCTGTTCAGCCATGTCTCTTGTCATTTCTCTAAGCTGTTGATAGGCTGGGTCGTTTTCTACTTCGGTATCAGTAGGCTTCACTTTACGAACGCGAACCACCTTGTCCATGTCTGCCGACGGGTCAAGCTCTTTTAGCACCGCTTTAAATTCGGACGGTACAATAGTATTGTAATAGTGCGAATGGTCAATATAATCTTCTGGCAAAGTTTCAGGAGCGTTGGCACGAAAGTTCTGCACACTACCACCTGATATTTCGATCTTACCTTTACCGCTGTCTACCGCTTCGACTAATAATTCCTTAGCCATCGCACGAGTCCACGCACCAGTGTCTTCCATGTGAGGTGATAGCGGAATCGGAGAAGAAGCGGCTACATTGTTCAGAGCGTCTGTAAATTCATTGCTTAAACGTTGGTAATCAGCAAATAAGTCCGTATAGTGGTTTTTAGCATCAAGTAACCTTTGATATAACACAGAATTTGCGTCTTGTCCGCTTGGAATAGTTTTCATTACTTCGTCAAATTCACCCTCTGGCCGTTTATACGCTCGTGCAGAAAAGGCGTCTTGTACTTCTTTTGGTACGGATTTTACAGAAGAATCTGCGATGCCTTGCATAAGCGACGTTTTTAACGCGTTATCGATTTTATAATATTCATTTTCGGCTACTTTTAATCTATCCTTAACAGCATTAAATTCGTCGCGCACTCTCTCTAATGCAGCCGCCGCACTTGGATCACGGAAGCCCATTTGACGTCCTTGCTGTGCTTGGTCGGCCTGCATTTCGTGCACGAACAGCGAATCAGGCTTGTTTTCTACACGAGCATGCATTGCGGTATGCGGCTGAATGGTTCGCCAATGACCACCATCGTAGCCAGAGCCGGGGTAATGGAACAGTAATTCGCGATAATCCGATCCGCCATCAGGGTGTTCTTTTAGAGTCGGAGAGTCGATGTACGCCGCTTCATAACCTTTTAAGACGCGCTTTTGCAACGTCGGCAAATTAGTCGCAACGTAGTCGCCGACAGCATCAGATATTGGCTGTTGCGAACCGCGCGATGCTAGATACTCTGTAAATTCAGGCGTCGGCGTTCTATCTTTGTTCATGACGCGAGCGTCGATAAGCTCCGCGTCCTTCACGCCTTTGTTAAGAATCGCTTTGATTAGATTCTCAGGTGTGTCGGCTTGTGGTAGTCGTCTCGCGATCTCTTCGGCTTCGCTGTAAAGGCCAGTCGGCGATCTACTCTTGATTTCAACGGGCGGCGCTTCTTTCACTACCGCTTCTTGCGCTGGCCCACGCAATTGCTTAAGCTTAGCGCCTTCCTCGGCGATTTGCGCTTGAAGAGCTTCGTGCTCAGATGTGCCTTTTTGAAAGGCATTTAATTGAGTACGAAGGTCTTTAATACGACTTTGAATCTCTGCGCGAGACTCGCTTATAGATTTTGGCTCTTCTTGCAAGCCGAGCACTTGTTCACTAGTGCGAGGCGCTGATTCTACTTGTGGAGTAACGTTTCTTTCTTTTAATCCTTCTTTCCACGATTTCACAAAATCATCGCGCCAATATTTGTCTTCTTCAAAATTAGTTAATGCTTCATTAGCGTAATTAACGTGGTCCTCAAGAGCAGCTCTAACACTCGTAAAATTACCTGAAGTTGGCATATCAAGAATTTTAGGTATTTCTTCGTCAGTAAACCCATAAAAATTCTTTAAAATGTACTCAGGAGTATACTTATCCCTTACCATGTCAAAGAGTCTTTGTGCCGAAGGTACTTTGTCTGTACTAGATTCCTTAGCTAGACTCTTTATGGTTTGAGACGCATAGTCATAAAATGAATCGAAATCTTCATCATGGATATCAACTGCATCCGACAATCGCTTGTTAAAATCACCTAATTCACTTAGTCTGGTTTTTTTATCTAAAATCGAATCTAATGCGCTATTAAATTCTTCGTCAGTTAAAGAATGACCAATAGAATTTTCTAATTTATTACGAACTGCAATTTTATACTCACTATTAAGACTCGCTAAATCTGAAGAAGACAGATTGTTCGTTATAGGATGATCAATAAATCCTGGTTCACCATGAACCGTAAAAGCATTCCATACTTGACTGCCTTCTTTGGGGTTTATAATAGGCTCATGAACCATTAATTCATCCACAGCATTTGGCGATAGATATTTATTTAATATCGGATCGTCGGCAGTTAATGACTGAGACAAAATACTGTCCAGATGAGAAGAAACAACTTCAGGAGTAGCCCTTGACACTGCTGGAACAGCTTCAGTAACTACTTCAGGACCTAGTTTAGCCACCACAGGAGCGGCGGCAATGGCCTGATTAACCTGACGGCGATCCACCGGAGTTTCTAATAAACGATCCAACGCAGTTGTAGAGCCAACGACCGGACCTTCGGCGGACACCGTAGAAGGCATTAATAATTGTCTGCGGGCCAAATCAACTACATCTTGAGCCGCAGGACGGGCTCTAATCGCAGTCATCGCTTCTCTGACCAACGGCGCGCCCTCAGCGACCACGGGGAGACCCGCCATCGCGCCCTCAAGCGCCGCTGTGCCGTAATTACCCAATGCACCTTGCTGGCCTGCGTTGTAAGCAGATTGAAGCCCCAATAAATCCGCAGGTAACGCAAACGCTTCTTGCAGACGGCGAGTTGCCGCTGCACGGTCAGAAGGTGATAAATTAGGATCTTGAATCTTATCCGCTAGCCACGCCGCCGCGTAGTCGGTATAATCACGTGGACCTTGCGGTGGTGACGGCTGAATTACGTCGTACTGCGAAGGCGTCGGTAAAGTCTGCTGTTGGCGCTCGTATGCCACCGACCCCGGCATCGGCGTTCCCGCTCGCTCTGCCTCTACCTGCTTGAGCAGTAACTCCGCTTCTGGACTCGCGGGCTGCTCTTGGCCGAAACCTAGAATGCGCTTCGCAAAGTCCAGAATGTCATTCATGATAAGTCTCTGTTAGCGGTAGGCGAGAGTGGAGCTTCTTGCGCTTCAAGTCTCTGAAGCATCGCAGGGTCAATGATCTGTTGGGCCACGCCCAGACCTTGTGGGTTCTGCATTGCCATTTCTGCGAATTTCATAGCAGCCAGTCGTTCGCGCGATTCGCGGTCGCGCTTGCGGTTCACCGCATCGAGAAGGTTATCCTGCGCCCGCATAGCGTCTTCTTGCTGCTTGGCCTGAATCTCGATAAGCTTCAATTGGTCTTGCGCGGTGGGCTGGCCCGACTGCTTTTGCACCCGCGACATAAGCTCTGCCGCCTTCGCGTCGGCAAGCCTTGACTTGCTCGCAACGTCTTGCGCCTTGAGCTGAATCTCGGCAATGCCTTTCATGACCTCGGGAGGAGGTGGTGCATTTGGATTCGGTGGTACCATGAACTGCTGCGGATTATCCCAGCCTGCCGCTTTCAGCATCGCAACATCCACAGCTACCGGATCATACATTGTAGGATTCGCCAACTGTGCTTGCTTTAGCGCCGCGACTTTCATCGACCGCTGAATGTGGCTTGATGTATTCGGATCGGCTTGCGGGACCAGATCGAAGTTATTCACGGCTTTCATGAACTCTTCCTGCGACCACGCACGGGCAGGACGATCATTGTATTGCCAGAATGATTCGGGGTGCTCTCTGAAGCATTGCGCGATCAGTTGAAATTCGAGGGCTTGCGCAGAGTGCATTCTCTTGTGAACGGCGTTCAGCACTTTGGTCGCCTGCTCGATGAGAGCTATCGTGGTGCCGACCGGAGCCTCAAGATTACCTTCGCCGACTGGCATCTCAGACGTGCCGCCGAGTCTCTGCCCGTATTGAGACATACTGTCGGACAATTGCATGAGCGCCGAAGATGGCTCTTTATACGGCAAAGGCATCACCGCCTCGGTGATCTTCATACCGCCCGTCTTTACCAGCGCCCCGCCACCCGGAGGTACGCGGAAGATGTTCGTATTTTGCCGACCACCAGCGTCCGAGTACAAGAATCCTGGGAACGACGCGTACATACCGGAGTCGAGCAATTCTCTCCACGCTGCGGTGACCGCGTTCGTGGTGTTGCCGAGGATGTGTAGCAATCCGATCGGGTAGAATCCGAGGCCCGGTACGAAGATATAAGGCACGAAGTACTGCCGCGCGATTGGAAGCTTCTTCGTCGATTCGTCGTAGTTACGCACGATGGACAGGATTTCTTTGGACGACACGTCGATCGTTACGCGATACGGGATGTCCAATCCGGTCAGCTTGCCATTGATCTTGTGCTCGAACCCTGGCAAATTCAGATCACAATAGCATTCATAGATTTCGCGGTCGCGATCTTCGGCATTATTCACGTCAGGCGAGATCCCTTGGACCTCTTTCTTCTGTAATTCTACCGGATTTTTATCGACGGGCTTCGGTGTGCCAAGCTCTACGTCTTTGTACACGCCCAAGATTTGCATTCTCTTGACCGTGTTCCGACTCATCATCACGCGATGTGTGATGCGCTTGGAACTTTTCAGTGTGGTCGTATTATTCGATACGATTACGTCTTCGGCAGCAACCGTTTCACTGACTGGACGATTGCGGAGAGGACAGAAATACACTTTCTTGAAAGAGAGACCACTGTAGCCCAGCATGAAGAGCATACGGTCCGTATCTGGGTAATATTCATCGGCTGTCACCGTCAGATAGTGGTTGAAATCACGCTCATAATTCTCGGCAAGCTCTTGATCTTCGATCGTTGACGAAGTGCTATCGACCCTGATCTTTACTGGCCCGTCTGTTGGCAGCAGCTCTGATCGTGCGTTTGCCTGGAACCTAAGTACTGCTTCGAGTAGCAATGGATGCCGAATCTTGGACATACCCTCGATCGGAGCACCGTCAACTGCTCCTTGTGTATTTGGCAATTCGATCTTAAGCCCAAGAAGCTTAAGACCGTTTGCAATATTCTCCATCCAGTCATTTCGCGATTTCTTATCTTCTTCTATTTCGCGCAACAGGTTATCCGCGATGCCCGCTAGAGACATCGGGTCCACTTTGTCCACGAGATTGTTAAACCACCCGTCCGGATTTTCGTCGGCGGCTTCTTCGATTGGCCTACCGTCGAGAGAGATCGAAATCGACCCGTCAGGGTGTTCGATCTCCAATACGTTGCCTTTTTCGTCAGTAATTGGCTTGTCCGACACGGGCTCGTCTTCTATAATGAGACTGCCGAGCCCTGACTCCTGTACCGCTCCAAGCGGCAGGTTATGCGGTCCAAAATCGTTCATGGGCGGGTTTTCCTACGGGTTCACCAGTAAATCA